TGACGATACCCCAGAGGAAGACCGTGCCAATGCGGCACCTATGCCAAAGGACATCGTTGATGAGCTTGAGCAAGACGAGCTTGAGGAGTATTCCGAAAAAGCTAAGATGCGCTTAAAGCAACTCAAGAAAGTCTGGAACGATGAACGCCGTGCTAAAGAAGCCGCAGCTGCTGAACAAGCAGAGGCTGTACGAGTAGCACAGTTACTAGTTGAAGAGAACAAGAAGTTAAAAGGCCGCTTGTCTGAGGGCGAAAAGACTTTGATCTCTAACAACCAAGAAAAGATTGAGCGAGAGCTTGCAGATGCTAAAAAAGAGTTCAAAGATGCCTATGATTCTGGCGACTCTGACCGCTTGGCAGATGCTCAAGAACGTTTAACGGAAGTTAAGTTCAAAGCCGCTAAAGTAGAAAGTGAAAAAAATGAGTACGAAACCTCTTTACAAGATGAAGAAGTTGATGTACAAAGTCAACAACCGCAACGTTTGGATCCAAAAACCCAAGCATGGCTGGACAAAAACAGCTGGTACGGTGTTGATCAAGATATGAGCTACCTAGCAATGGGTGTTCATAGAAGATTGCAAGTAGAAGGTGTGCCAGTAGGCTCAGAAAACTACTTTGCTACAATTGACGCAGAAATGCGTAGACGGTTCCCAGAGAGATTTGAGGACCAATCAGAGTCCAAAACCTCTGAAAACCCAGTGTCCAAAAACACTGCTAAGGTTAGTAAACCAAGCACTGTTGTTGCTCCAGCGACCAGAAGTACATCCCCAAAAAAGATTACTTTGACTCAAAGACAACTTAATTTGGCTAAGAAATTCAAACTTACCCCAGAGCAGTATGCTCGTGAACTAACTAAATTGGAGTCCCAAAATGGCTGAAAATTCAAGAACACCAAGAGAAGTGGCAACAAGAACTCAAGCAGAACGTCCTAAACAGTGGCAGGCGCCTGAGTTGTTACCTGAACCAGATAAACAGGCTGGCTTTTCTTACAGATGGATTCGTGTAGCTACTAACGGTCAAGCTGACCCACGCAACTTATCTTCCAAAATAAGAGAAGGTTGGGAGCCAGTAAGAATCGAAGAGCAACCGAAGTTTGGACTGTTAATGGATCCCAATAGTCGTTTTAAAGACAACATTGAGATCGGTGGGTTGTTGTTATGCAAAACTCCTACAGAATTGGTTGATCAGCGTAATGCACATTACCAAAATTTAACTGATTCTCAAACGAGAGCTGTAGACAATAGCTTTATGCGCCAGAATGACCCAAGGATGCCCCTCTTTACTGAGCGTAAATCTTCGGTAAGTTTTGGTAAAGGTAATAGTTAACTTTTTATTAATTAGGAGTATTTAAATGGCTTATCCAACAGTAAGCGCTCCATACGGTTTTAGACCTGTTAATCGTCAAGATGGCATGCCATACGCTGGTGCGACTACCCAATACGGTATCAAATCAGTAACAACTACCATTTTTAACGGTGACTTAGTTCTAATCAATGACGGCGCAGTTAAATCAACAGTAACAACTACTTCAGCTCTAACAGTTGCTAACCAAGCAAACATGACAGCTGGTGTATTTGTAGGCTGCCAGTATGTAAACACCCAAGGTCAGACAGTTCAGTCACAGTATTACCCAGGTAACGCTGCTGCTTCTTCTGCTATCGCTTATGTGGTAGTTGATGAAAACGCTGCTTACAAAGTAGCTGTAACTAACGGTTCAGGCGTGATGTCTTCAACAACTACTAAAGCTATCGGCGTTAACTTAGTTGTAGACCAGGAAGCTGGCTCAACAACTACTGGTAACTCTGGTAACGGTGTTGTGGCACCATCAGTTGGTGCTGGTAACGCTACTACATTGCCTGTTAAGGTAATTGCAGTTGTTCCAGAAACAGCTATTAACGCAACAAACTTCTGCGAAGTTATTGTTGTTTTGACTAACCCTCAGTTGACATCCGCTGCTGGCGGCGTTGACTTCGCATAAGGAGCTAGATAATGGCTATTTCACGCGCACAACTCTTAAAAGAGTTACTACCAGGATTGAACGCATTGTTCGGACTTGAGTACGCAACATACGGTGAACAACACAAAGAAATCTACGATACAGAGACTTCTGAGCGTTCGTTCGAAGAAGAAACTAAGTTGTCAGGCTTCTCAGCCGCACCAGTAAAGAACGAAGGTTCTGCATTGGCATATGACAACGCACAGGAAGCTTTTACAGCTCGCTATACACACGAGACTATCGCTCTTGGCTTCAGCTTAACTGAAGAAGCTATTGAAGATAACTTGTATGACAGCCTATCAGGTCGTTATACAAAGGCTCTAGCTCGTGCTATGGCTTACACAAAGCAAGTAAAAGCTGCTAACGTATTGAACAACGGCTTTAACAGCGCCTTTGCTGGTGGTGATGGTCAAGCATTGTTCTCTACAGCACATCCGCTAGTTTCAGGTGGTGTAAACAGCAACACGCCAGCTACTCAAGCTGACTTGAACGAAACATCATTGGAAAATGCTGTTATTCAAATCGCTGCTTGGACAGACGAGCGTGGTCTTTTGATCGCTGCTAAACCTACTAAGCTAATTGTTCCACCATCATTACAGTTCGTTGCAACTCGTTTGCTTGAAACTGAATTGCGTGTTGGCACAGCCGATAACGACATCAACGCAATTAAGAACAACGGTTCTATCCCAGGTGGTTATACAGTAAACAACTACTTGACAGATAACAACGCATGGTTCTTGTGTACTGATGTACCTAACGGCATGAAGCACTTCGTACGTACACCAATGTCAACTGGCATGGACGGCGACTTCGATACTGGTAACGTACGTTACAAGGCTCGTGAGCGTTATTCATTCGGTTTCTCAGATCCATTGGGTATGTTCGGTTCACAAGGTTCAGCTTAATAGCTTGCACTTTGTGGTAAAAAGAGGGGTCTTCGGACCCCTTTTTTATTTCAGGAGAATTACATGAACTTCCCAAACGCAAGTTTAATTCCAATATTTCTAGCAGAAAAAGAACCACTGTTTACACAGTACGATCACAATTTAAAAACACTAAACAAAATTATTAATGACGTAGGTGAGCCACTAGAGGGCAACATTTTCTACGAGCATTTAGACCCACATCGAAGCCAGCTAGTAGAGAAGTTTTTTCCTAAACGCGCCGCTTTAGCTATATTTGCTATGGCCCATAAAGAGATTGTTGAGATTGGCTTTAACTCAGGATTTAGTGCGCTACTAATGCTAACGGCTAACCCAGAACTAAAACTTACATGTGTTGATATATGCGAACATCAATACACAGAACCATGTTTTCAGTACCTAAAAACTATATTTGAAGACAGAATTACACTAGTTAAAGGTGACTCAACAGTTGTATTACCAGAAGTATTGCAGTCCAACAAGAGCCTAACTGGCTATATTATTGACGGCGGCCATGGGTTAGATGTGGCAGAACAAGACTTACAGAATGTTATTAAGTATGCTAACAATGGCGCTGTTTTGTGTTTTGACGATAGCGACTTTGTAGAACTAAGAATGATGCTTAACATGTACATGATGTCAGGTCATTTGGGTAACTTCTGCGATCCTTATGGTCCTACGCAAAATCAAACGCAAATGTTCTTTAAAATAGTTGCAACTTCTTAAAATTAGAGTAAGATTACTGAAACTGGGAAACCAGCTTATTAGACTGCCCCAGCAGACGATATACCGACTAATAGGCTAACTTGTATATAAGGACTCAAAATGGCTAATACTACATTCAGCGGCCCAATTCGCGCTGGTAACATCCCTAACACAACTGGTACTACTGTTGGTACAAACGTACGTAACATCGGTCAAGTTCTAATGGCCCAATCAGCTGTTATTGACATTATTGGCGCATCTGCTAACACTGTTGTAGCTACAATCCCAGCTAACTCACAAATCGTTGATTGCATCCTAAACGTAACTACGGTTAACGATGACTCAAACGCAGCGGCGGTTACCGTTGGTATCACTGGCAACACAAATGCTTTTGTTCCATCAACTTCAGTTAAATCATTAGCTACAACTCGTGGCACAATTGAAACTGTTGGTACAGATGTTGGTTCAACAGACATCCAAGTTAACGCATATTTCACTGCTACTGATGGAAACGGCGCTAACGGTGCAGCTACTGTGACTGTTATTTACTTGCAAGCTAATAACTTAACAGCTTAATTAATCTAGGGGCTTTGGCCCCGCTTACAATTTAGGAGATTAATTATGGCAATGCAATATGACGTAAAAGCAGCACACACAGATGCAAGTGCTAAAATTATTACTGGTCCCGTTCGAATTAAAGGCTATCAAGTAGCTTCTGGTGGAACGGCTGGTGAGATTCAGTTTTGGGATACCTCAGCTAATTCCGCTACTGGCACAGAACGTTTAACATTAAATGTTACTACAAATACCGCTGTTATTTCTACATTGATACCAGGTGAAGGTATTCGTTTTGATCTTGGTGTATATGTAGTATTACCAGCTAACGCAGCGGTAACAACGTTTTATGGCTAAGAAAAAGGGTGTATCTCTAGCTATAGGTCGTGGTGAGAAGTTACCAGTCTCAAAAGGGGCTGGTCTTACTGCTAAAGGCCGTGCTAAATACAACAAAGCTACTGGATCAAACTTAAAGGCTCCACAGCCAGAAGGTGGCGCACGTAAGAAGTCATTTTGCGCGCGTATGTCTGGTATGCCTGGTCCAATGAAGGATGAGAAGGGTCAACCTACTCGTAAAGCAGCGAGTCTAAAACGATGGAAATGTTAATCTGGAACTTAGTGCTGACAACCCTATTGGGTATGTTGGCGTTCTTTTTAAAAGAAAAGTCAATTGAGTTAAACCGTATTCAAATTCTCTTAAACAGAACTCGTGAAGAAATTGCTAAGGAGTACGTGACCAAGGCAGATGTTCATAACGACATCAACCGTGTTTTAGATAGAATAGATCGCATGGAAGCTAAGTTGGACGACTTTATAAAAGGACAACGAAGTGCCATCAACTAGTAAAAAGCAACACAATTTTATGGCTGCTGTGGCTAATAACCCAAAGTTTGCCAAAAAGGTAGGCGTTCCAAAAACAGTAGGAGAAGAGTTTATGGATGCTGACAAAGGCAAGAAGTTCCGTAAGGGTGGCACAACCAACCCTATGAGAGCTGGTATTAACAAGACAAAAACTCGTGCTGGCATGTTACAAATGCCAAATGCGAGCCTTACTAAATTTAGAGGTTTTTCCAAAGGTGGTGATATGAAACATTCAGATATGGCAAAAGACAAACCAATGATGAAAGCAGAAGCTGAAAAGGCTGTAAAAGGTCATGAGAAGCGCATGCACAAAATGGCTAAAGGTGGCGTAACACGTGCAGACGGTTGCGTATCTAAAGGTCATACAAAAGGCAAAATGGTTAAAATGGCTTACGGCGGTAAGTGCTAATTATGGCTAACTATCGCAAACCATCAGTTAAAGAGGTTGAGAAACTAGATAAGTCACGTGAACTTATGGTTCGTGGCATTGAAGGTGAAAAAGACTTTCTATCTAAGATTTCAACAACCATGGCTAAATCAGCACGTGATGATCAAAAGGCTGGCAAGAAGATGCGTGATTCTGTTTCAGAGTCTGCTCGTGAAGGCGAGGCTTATCAGAACGCTGGTTTCCGTAAAGGTGGCTATGTGAAAAAGGCTGATGGCTGTGCAATTCGTGGCAAAACCAAAGGAAGAATGGTGTAATTATGGGACTTAAGCTAGGTGACATTAGCCCAGCTGCTGGAGTAATTTCTGGCAAGGGGGCATTTGGTAAAATGGCTGACAAAGGTTTGTTGGGTATTGGCTCAAGAATGATTGCCAGTAACGCCCAAGAAAAAGATGAAGCCAAAGTTAGAGAAGCTGCTGAAAGAGAAGCCCAGGCTCAAGCTGCAATGGCTAAAGAACAAAAAGCCGCAGCTGCTATGAATGAATATCGTTCTACTGTTAGCAAACCTTTTGGTGGCATGGAAGGTTACAAAGCATTGAAAAGCGGCGGTAAAGTTAAATCCGCTTCATCACGCGCAGATGGTTGCGCAATTCGTGGAAAGACAAAAGCATGAGACCTTCTCGTGGTATGGGCGCTGTAATGACAAGCAAGATGCCTGGCGGTAAAAAGAAAGCCAGACGTGATGACACCGACTTTACGCAATTTGCTGAAGGTGGCAAGGTTGGCCTATATGCCAATATCCATGCGAAGAAAAAACGCATAGCTGAGGGATCTGGTGAGAAAATGAGAAAACCAGGTGCCAAAGGCGCACCAACTAAAGCAGACTTTATTAAGTCAGCAAGGACAGCTAAGAAATGACAACATCAGGAACCACAGCATTTAATCTAGACCTAAACGATTTAATCGAAGAGGCGTTTGAGCGTTGTGGTCTTGAACTACGTACTGGTTACGACTTTAAAACGGCCAGACGATCATTAAACCTACTTACTGTAGAGTGGGCTAACCGTGGCATCAATTTGTGGACCGTAGAACAGGGCCAGATTACGATGAATACGGGTCAGGCTATCTATGCCCTACCTAACAACACGATTGACCTTCTAGACCAGGTTATACGTCAAAATAGCGGTAGTTCATCTAACCAGATTGACATCAATATCAGCCGTATTAGCGAGTCTACTTACTCAACTATTCCAAATAAGTTGACTACTGGCCGCCCTATCCAAGTATGGATTAACCGTCAATCAGGTCAATCAAGCGTAACAGCTTCAACCCTGTCTACAACTATTACAGCCACAGACAGTTCAATCAGCTTATCTGATGTAACAGTGTTACCAGCTGCGGGTTTTATCAAGCTGGATAATGAGTTGATCAGTTATAACACTTTGACATTAAACAGCACGGCTGGAACATCTGGCGTGTTGACTAACCTAGGTCGTGGTCAACAAGGCACTATTCCAGCAGCACATACGGCTGGTGCTATTGTGACTATCTCTAACGTACCATCTATTAACGTATGGCCATCCCCTAATGCAGGCGGTGGATATACATTCGTTTACTGGCGTATGCGCAGGGTTCAGGATGCTGGAACAGGCGTTACTGATCAGGATATTCCATTTAGATTTATTCCTTGCATGGTAGCTGGTTTGGCTTACTACATTTCTATGAAGAAGCCTGAAGTGTCTCCAGACCGTGTATTGATGCTCAAAACAGACTATGAGCAACAATTTACTTTAGCCGCAGACGAAGACAGGGAAAAAGCTCCAATTCGTTTTGTGCCAAGGAACTTATTCTATGCCTAATCGTTTTGCATCTGGTAAGTATGCGATTGCAGAATGTGACCGCTGTGGTCAAAGATATAAGCTTAAGCAACTAAAAAAATTGGTTATTAAACAGCAGGTAAAGAATATTCTTGTTTGTCCTGAATGTTGGGAGCCAGATCAGCCTCAGCTATCTTTAGGTATGTATCCAGTTGATGACCCTCAGGCTTTAAGAAATCCTAGACCTGATACCAGTTATCAAGTATCTGGAGTAGGTGCAGAAGGTGACCCATCGGGTGGTAGTAGAATTTTTCAGTGGGGTTGGAACCCTGTAGGTGGATCAAGGCTGTTTGATACGGAATTAACGCCAAATAACTTGATTGCAAGTGTACAACTTGGTACAGTAACAGTAATTACTAATTAGGAGTAAATCATGTTTAAAAAAGGCGCAGACGGTATCACTAAACAGGGCAAAACCAAAGGTAAAAACCTTGGTGATTCAGGCCCTACAGTAGCAGCTTTGCACGGAAAAGGCACAAAAACTTCAGGTGGCGGTAAACGCAACATTGATATGAAGACTATGGGTCGTGGCCTGGCTAAAGTTGCTGCTCAAAAACGAGGCTAATCATGGCTAAATATTCAATGAAAAAAGGCGGGAAAGAAGTAGGACCTGCCAAAGTTTATGCGGAGCCACATACTATGGATGGTAAAAAGATGAAAAACCTAAAAGACGTGGTTACTAAACCAGGTAATGGTGTTGACCAAGTTAATATGTCTGTTGGTGGGTATACTAAAAAAACCAATGATGTTATTAATAAACATGGCGAAATGAAGATTCGTGGCACTGGCTGCGCTACTAAAGGCACTAAAGCACGTGGACCGATGGCCTAATGAATTACACAGAGTTATCCGCTAGAATCCAAGCGTACGCTGAAAACGATTTCCCAGCTTCGGCTGGTAATTTGACGTCTGCCCAGCAGATAGCTACGTTTGTTCAACAGGCTGAAGACCGTATATACAACAGTGTACAACTACCTTCTTTGCGTAAAAACGTGACGGGTGTTTGTACTACTAATAATACATATCTAGCCTGCCCTACGGATTTTCTTTCAGTATTTTCTATGGCTGTTATTCAAGCCAACGGTGAGTATGAATACCTTTTAAATAAAGACGTTAACTTTATTCGCCAGGCTTATCCAGCTCCTACAGCTACTGGAACCCCTAAATACTATGCTTTGTTTGGCCCTAGATCAGCTAACCCTACAGAATTGTCTTTTATGCTCGGCCCAACACCAAATGCTAATTTGACAATAGAGCTTCATTACTTCTTCTATCCAGAATCAATTGTTACCGCTGGCACTAGTTGGTTGGGTGATAATTATGATCCAGTATTACTTTACGGCGCATTAAGAGAAGCGTATATTTACATGCGTGGTGAACCTGATATGATTGCTAACATCGAAGCAAAGTATAATGAAGCATTAGGGCAGTTAAAGCGTCTTGGCGATGGCTTAGAGAGAAACGATGCTTATCGCGCTGGACAAACCAGTTTGCAGTACAACAAGTTATAAATAGGAGTAAAAAATGGCCTTTACAGGTAACTACATGCCAACGTCTTTCAAGATTCAACTTTTGAATGGCTTGCAAAACTTTTCAGCTAACACGTTTAAGATTGCTTTGTATACAAACTCAGCAACTTTAGATGCCAACACAACTGCGTACACAACCTCTGGTGAAGTAGCCTCTACTGGTAACTACAGTGCTGGTGGTAACACTTTATCGGTGACTACAACCCCGACTAATGGTGGCTCAGGTACAACAGCTTACATTGACTTTGCAGACACTACATGGTCTTCAGCAACAATCACAGCTCGTGGCGCTTTGATTTACAACAACAGCCAAAGTAATTCTGCGGTTGCTGTGTTGGACTTTGGTAGCGACAAGACATCTACTGACGGTGATTTTACTGTTCAGTTCCCAGCTGCTACGAACACAACAGCTATCATTCGCATCGCTTAATAGGAGCCTGACATGGCTCTTGTACTAAAAGACCGCGTTAAAGAGGTTACAAGTGTAACCAGCACAGGTACAGCCACGCTATTAGGTGCGGTTGTTGGATTTCAATCATTTAACACTGCCATCCCTACGGGATCAACGGTGTATTACTGTATTGCTGGCCAAGGTACATCCCAATGGGAAGTTGGTGTAGGTACGTTTACAGCGCCTGACCAACTAAGTCGAGATACTGTTTACTCATCTTCTTCTGCTGGCGCGCTAGTTAACTTTAGTGCTGGTTCAAAAGATGTGTTTGTTACTTACCCATCTGAGCGCGCTGTCTTTGAAGAAGCCAATGGCACCACTGTTCTACGTCAAGGCCCAATTACAGTTGTTGGTGCTAAC